ATTAACCTGCAGTCAGGTTCCCCGATTTCAGAACCAACTTCCTCAATCTGACTGATCAGAATCAGATTGTTCGTTAACGCTAATATCTTTATCAGATTCGGTGTCATTTTTTAATACGTCCTTTTCATAAAGTTCAAAAAGTTTTTCTACAGGAGTTACCATTGTAACAACCCAATCCGATGGAACTGGAATCGTTTTTTCTCTTGCTAGAGGCATCCACGGATACATGGAAATAAGTAACTCAGATTTTTTTTCTGGTTTTTGAGGGTCAACTTCATCCTCAGATAAAGTGGCAGCAGTTCTTAACTTTACAACACAAGGTTTACTTAAAAAATATCCAATAACTCTGCGCTCTTCATCTTCACCGACAACCATTTCTTGCACATCTGCAATGATGTCTTCTCCCGATTTTAACAATAAAACCTTAATAGTCATAATTCATTCATACCTCCGTTTATTATAGAACAAAAAAATGGGGAAGTCAACCTGGATTTTGCCAGGTGCTTCCCGCGCCGACGATATTCATTTATATTTAGTCTCCATCTCCATCTCCACTTCCACCAGCACCACTTCCAGGATTAATCGGAACTGCTCTTCCAGCACCTACATTGGTCACTCTTCCCTTATGATAAACTTTGTGTGGTTTTGCTGCAGGAAACGCAATTGTTTTTATTTCACTAAGAAACTGGTGAAAGGTTTTCATTTTGTTTTTGTTTTTGTTTTATTTAGAGGTAATCCTTTCTCTTATGATGTTCAGGAACAATTCTACCAAGAGTCACGGTCAAAAGCCCATCCTCAAAATCAACTGATCTAACTTCCGTGTCATCAGAGAGTGTCCAAGAACGTGTAAATGATCGTTGAGCCAGACCTTTGTGGACATACCTGGTGTCAGTTTCCTTATCTTCTTTTTGACCTTCAATAAAGAGTTTTCCATCTTGCGTATAGACAAAAACTTCTTTTTTTCTAAATCCAGCAAGAGCAAGTTCTAATCTTGACTCTACATTACTAACTTGAACCAAATTATATGGAGGATAGTTAGAAGTCGTTTCGTGAAGACTGAAGATACGATCAAAGTATTCATCCAGTCCAATGCTATTGCGGGTAATCTTATTCATCAATGTATGAAGATCCGCAGTAGTATACCTTGTGAGGTTAGTCATTATGGTAGATCCTTTAAAAGCGAGTTTGTATTTTGTGGACCCTTTCGGCATCCAATACTATTTAATCATAAAACAAAAAGAGAAGCAAGGTAAAAACCGAACTTCTCTTTAGGGTGTCCCGACTTTTGTAGAGACCGCACGAAAGTCTCATACTTATTTATTCGGTTTCTACGCTTTTTCCTTTCTTACCAATATTATACTTTTGCTCTAAAATCCAATCATTCTTGTCCTTATATGCAAGAACTTTAATTTGATTAAGCGGGGCAATGTCAGAAACTGAATCTTCCTTTACAACTGTAATCAATCCCCAATCAGCAAGAAGACGAGCAATACGATTGCGTCTCTGAACATCATTCACAGTTAAGTTTGCATGTTTGCCATCCAAAGCAAATAATTCCTTAAAGTGAACAATGTAATATCTACCTTGCTTGTGTAGAATATGGCAAGACTGATAGAGTTTTTTCTCCTTACGTGATGCTACTCCGATACGAGTTAACGTTTCACGCACCTTAAGAAAATCATCAGGTTCGTTTAGAACCACTTCCACCATCTTGTCTTGAGACCATTCTACAGTTGGTTCTACCGTCATTTTCTTCCTCCAATATCAAGTCGTTGTTTAATAAAGTTAATTTGTTCTTTTGTAAGAATTTTCAGAGCTTGAGATGCTTTTTCATTACTATAACCATAATATTGTTTAATACATTCTAAGTCTGTGACTTTTTCTTTGCGGATCCAGGGAGAAAATCTCTTCTTTTTCCTAAGACTATTTATAAAAAAGTCATATTGCATCTTCTTTGGGAGGAAATGATATTGATTCATTTCATTCGCAAACATAATACAATCAATATGCCCAGACAGACAGCGATTGATAATGTAGGGTGCATATTCCTTCTCAAGTGAAGGGTCTTCGTCAATCAGATGTTCCTTCGTCTGATTGATCGAGTTTAACCAGTCCTTCAATTCCATAATTAAAAAGCAGTAGTTCTTTACGTTGTTTTTGCTCACGCATATATTCACCAACAGAACGCATCGTATAAGTCAGATCAAACTCAGCAGCGTTCCAGTTCTTAAACCTATTTTTTACAAGTTGATCAGAGTTATAACTAATCAACTGATCCATATTGTTAGCGTCGCAATCAGCAGCAAACTTATCGTGATCAAATCTTTTGTGCATTGATCCCTTATTCCCGTAGAGATTATCCTTAATGTCATAAGGAGGATCGAGATACATAAAAGCATCTTTGTTTCCATCCATCAGATAATCATACGAGTAATTAGTTATACGCCAATGTTCAATCAGTTTAGAATACGCAGGCAGTTTTTCGATCCCCCGCAAACTGAAGTTGTTTTGGGAAGCTTGTTGTGAAAATGATGAACTCTCTGTGAGACCGCTGAAACTACACTTATTGACAATATAGAAAGCCACAGCACGATTAATGCTAGGCAAACTTTGGTCATTAATTTGCTCCTTTGACTTGAGAAACAATTCTTTTGCCAAATCTGGTGTGTTGTAAGCAAGTTTACAATCAACCAGTTCGTTTTTTAAATCATTTCCAAACATCTGGAGTTGTTGCCAGAAGTTTACAAGAGGTTCATACAAATCGTTCACCCAAATATCTAGGTTGGGATATTTCTTAGTGATATAAATCGCAACACTTCCACCACCAAGAAATGGTTCTCGGAACTCATTGTAGTTGCGAAGATCGGGAAAGTAAGGTCCCATCTTCTCACAAGCACGGGACTTTCCACCAGGATACCTAAGCGGCGTTTTCAGAGATTTCATAATCAGGTTTGTTGTACTTAAGGTACTCAAAAAAAGTTAATTTCATTTCTTTCTGCGTCATTCCACAATGTTTTGCGGCGGCAGGAAGAGTCATTTTAGCACGAAAGAGACCTTCATTTGCCTCTTTCACATTTTGTGGTGTTGTTTTGACTGGATATTCATATAAATTTTTATATGAAATTTTAAAAGGGTTCATTTAAACTCACACTCCACCGTCACGACGACCTGTTTTTGGATTGATTGGAGGTTTTCCCCTATTCAGTTTGTCATAAGGGTTATAATCAGGATTAAATTTTTTTAATCTGGAATTAGCACCTTTAATGTGTGAGTTTTTCCAATTATATCCATTCTTATATCGTTCATCTGGAGGAAGTTTAGTCACTCTCTCTACTATTTCAACTTCTTCAGAGTTAAGAAAAAGAAACCAAGAAACATCATTCCCAGCATATTCATAAGTATAAAATTTATTACCTTCCTTATAAAGTTTTATGTTACTAATATCATAAAACTCTTGCATCTCAGAAGGAGTTACAGTAGAAGAATATTTGTGCTCGTAAAAGTATTTTGTTTTTTTCATTTAAATTCACACTCCACCATAATTTCAGTTAATGCTGCTAAGAGGTTAATTTCCTGATCAGCAACGAACGCAATCTGGTATTGATACTTAGCAATAACAAGAACGGCAGCGGGGATAGATGCGGGTGAAAGGTTATCATAACAGGCGTCATAAACCCTGCGAAGAATGACAGAAGAATCGTTGTCCAGGTTGGAGACCACCCACTTTCGGACTTCAGTAAAGTTCTTATCTTTGAGATGCTTGATAAGTTCATTTACTGAGATGTCTGAGAAAGATGCAAGAATTGCTGCATCTATTTTTCCCCCCGCAGAATAACGTTGGCATTCGTTGAGGACGCGACGAAAATCTGGGAAGTGTTTTGATACAAGTTCTGCAAGGACTTTTTGATCATATTCGATGCTCTCCTCATCCAAGATGTTTTGTAGACGCTTGAAGAAGGATCCTGCCAACTGTGCTTTTTGCTTTCCTTTGATTGTGAAGTCAATGACGGCACATCGGGAGTGCAGAGGTTCAATGATTTTGTTCTTGTAGTTGCAGGTGAAGATGAATCGGCAGTTGCTATAAAATGCCTCAATATTCGCCCGTAGTAAGAGTTGTACGTCGT